ATGATTGAACGCAGGAAAGCTGCTTGTATTAGAAAAGGCATACCCTATAAGATCTACAAGGACGGATCTATAGTCGAAGAAGACGACTTTAGCAGCTAACAGTCGTTGGCCCAGGCCTCTTGTCGTATGTCTGCAACCATAAGATTGTAAAGCCTGCGCGTCTCGTAGATCTCCATTAGATCCTCCCACTTGTAAAACTCCTGGGACTCCGGATCCCAGAAATTACCTTTTTGTTCGTTTTCTATTTCCATGGCCAGATACATTAAAGAGATGCTATGCCCATTCCTGGTGCAAATTGCGCTGCCATATAAGGCAGCTTCGCGCCATGTTTTTCGGCAAGGTCCCTGGTAACATCCATTTTGGCCCGTTGTTGCGCCATTAGCTGCTCTGCTGCAGGCCCAAATAGGTTCATGTTATCCAAGATACTCATGCAAGGAGTATATCAACTAAAACGGTTGTTGGTAAACCAACACGCTTATATCGAGATCGTCAGCTCGCATCTGGGGTTCTCTTTGTCGAAACCGCCAAACTTATATACGACTGCCGTTACTTGCGCGAAACTGTCGTCTTTCAGGATCCCAGCTTTTACCAGAGCATCGCACGCAAACTTGTCAATGATCGAGCAGGGATTGCTAATATCGATGCGCCTTTTGGTCTTCGCATAATAGGTGTAGGTCAATGTAACCGGTTCAGAAAGTTTGGGTAGATCTATGAGATCTGGAAGCAGCTCTTCGGTGTAGACTTTTTTTGCAATGGACAAAACGCGAAAATAGGCATTTCGGTAGTTGTTCAAATTTAAAATAAATTTTTTTTTCTTGGAGTACCAAACATCTAAAGGTAAACAAATCTGGATAACATCGCTCATATAAAAATTTGCTTGGGCATTTTTGGAAGGGCCGAGTTTTTATACGGGAGTGCAATCATGTGCAAACTATAGCACGAGTGGTTTTATAAAATTTTTTTTTAAAATTTTTTTACCATGAGTTTTTTTGATGATTCAGTGTGTCTAACTTAGTTATATTTACCTCGCCCTCGGCTGCCAGCAAATAGGGGTGTATGGGGTGCAAAAGGGAACGGATCCCTGGTAAAAAGGCCATCCTAGGGACTCCAATGTTTTGTAGTGTTACTGTTGTGAGCACAAGGGTTTTTAAGATCTACGGCATTGGGCCCATGAAATACAGCGTAAGCTACTGATATGCCGTGCTTTTTTATTCCTTTTGAATTTTTCCTGAAAATCTCAGAGGATTCTAAGAGAGAGGTCTATTACTTAGTTTTTATATCTACTTATCCTTCGGTGAGTAGTCGCTGACATCTGCTCCAAGAAGCTTGGACAATCTCTCCTTGATATCGTCCTTGCTCATCTTGTCCATGTTCGCATTGATGTTAATGTTCTGGGATCTATTGATGGATAAACCAGCTAATTGATTGAGCTCTTTGATAGCAGATACAGCAGCGTTGAGCTGCCCACTTTCGTATGCAGTCTCTACAACCTTCCACAACATTGAGCCAGTCTTGGCTGGGGTGATCGCATACTTCTCTCGTAATTCATCCTGCTTAATCCGAATAGCTTTCACTACATTGGGGTAGTCTTTGCCGTTCAAGAACTTACTTGCTGCTTGTGCAGGGAATTCAAATCCTGCCTTTCGAGCTGCCTCTGTTTGTCCACAAGCACCCTCAGTATATTGCCAGACAAATGCTGATTGCATCTCTGTCAGTCCGAACTCATCGTCCTTCTCAAATTGTGCTGGTGTATTAACCAGTGAATCTTTAGGTTTTTTTGGTCGTCCTTTTGTAGCCATGTTACTCCATGATGAAGGCCAGAAACTCGCCCTCATCTATTTTAATTATGCCCAACACATCTTTATCTTTTAACTTTCTGGCAACCGTTGCAAGAGTTTTAGATTTGTGGACCTCAGTTGATATGTGGTATTCATCGTCACCAGTTCGTATCATCAAGTATTCTAACATTCCCATATTTTACTCCTAACAGTGTAAGGGGGCAGTGTATAGCACCCAAACACTTCTTAATGCTTTACCGTGCTGTTGTGTGTAATAACCATGATTAATAAGTTTATTTATATATAGATACACTAGTACACCTAATAACCTTGTAAGCCATATAAACAAAGGAAATATGATACAGGGTAGCATTTGTTTAACCTACACTGATTAGTGTAGTTACTGTATAACATTGCATACATATCCATACATCTATTCATCTTTGTCCTCTTTTGTGTTCTCATCATCACCCTCTTTTAAGTGTATGTCTTTCTTCTTTTTGCGCTCACCAAAGATCTTATCGAAGTTGTCCCTGAACTCTTGCGAGTAAACTCCTGGCCGTGGTCGATCACCTTTGCCACTCACGAGCCATCTCCGAATGAGTCAGTGAATGAGCCACCACCTTCAACTGCCGTGTAGTTAATGTCGTATACATTCTTGCCATTGGTCCTGCGCTTCTCGATGCCTCTCTCGTGTAAGACACGGGCCGCTTCTTTGAAGTCCGGCATCCTAGGCGCTTTGATACCCATGTCGCGCAACAACTTCGTCATTTGCACAGGCTTGGTGTAGATACTCTCGAAGTCTACATGCTCCAGCAATAGATCTTCCACGCTGCTTTGTGTTCTGTATCTCTCGTTGCTCTCGTTGAGAAGCTCCCGCTCATCTGGTGATAGAAACCAATTCTTCTGGCCCTGTACATACATTGTCTCTTTGACCTGTGCCCACATCTGTTGCATGTCCACGCCATGATTGACATCAATATCCTTAACATCTAAAACCCAAAATCTTCGATTCCCGGATGTGTCTGTCAAAAACTCGCGCGCGTTGACACTGGCGTAGAAAGCCGTGCGCCTTTGATACCGCGAGAAGGCTCTGTCGTATGGCAGTCGTAGCTCATCGTAACCTGCGCTGACGAACGCCTTGAGCTGATCTATGTCACTCTTCTTAAAGGTTGACTCTATCTCACCCAGCTCTACTATCCAATGGCTCACAGCGCGTTTCACGCTGTCTTTATCGGATGGATTAAGTGTTGCACCTTCGAGCAACCAACCTCTGTCGTAATCGCACAGCCGCTTAAACCACAGCGTTTTACCCAGTCCTTGTGCTCCTCTGAATGTAAGGATGCCTTCTGCTGAGAATCCGTTTTCTTCATAGGCTGCGGCCACACAGCTAATCAACCACTTGCGCATGAGCATTTCTTTAAGCTGGTGTGAGTCGTGGGTAACGATGCTGTCTAAGAATGCCTGCATCCTGTCCTTGCCGTCCCAGGGTGTGCCATTGATCCACTCCTTCACAGGATTGTACTCCCGTGCCAGGATCTTCAAGTAGTCCGATACTTTGGTGTGCGGTATTCCCATGTTGATGCAACGATCTTCGATCTCAATGACCGATGCCTCGTCCTTCATGTCAGCGATAAATTTAGTGTTGGGTATGTCTATTTGCATGCACTTCTTGATGACATTGTAACGCACCTCAATGCTGTGCGTTTTCAACACGCCAGATATATTATCTTTCGTATTAAGAAACCTTCCGGTTGCACTGCGTTGGAATTCGTGTTCCACAGGCAGGTCAAGCTTATCCAATGCAGGTATGAACTCACCAGTAATAGACTCCACTTCGGTGCCATTCTTATGGTCGTTGTAATCGCCCTTAGTCTGTGGCATTAAGACTTCTGCTTGGCCTTTGTTCTGCATAATGTATTGGCATGCCTTAGTTGCCTCCTTCTCGCCTGTTTTACTATCATCGTTGTCAGCGATGAAGACATGCTTGCGGTCAGCGAAAAATTCGAAAATAGTCTCTGCGACAGGCGTGAGATTGTAAGCATCAAATGCCACGACTACAGGCTGTGAGAAATCAGCGTATATAGATGCAGCAGTGGCATAGCCTTCTGCATAATTAATTACGGTACTGGTTTTTAGGATCTCTTTGCCCAATATAAAAAAGCTACCCGCTTTTTTAGAACCAGTAAGAAAAAGTTTCTTGCCGTTGGGATCAATGTACTGCAAACCCACAATGGTCATCTGCTTGTCGTACAAAGGTATGACCAACTGGCCAGATGAATTAACTCTCAAACCATAAGACAGCGCGTTCTTCTTTTCTAAGTAGGCATGTTTCTCACAAGGCAATGCTTGGGACCAGAGCTCCTGTGCTTTAGCTGCAGCTTTAACATTCTTCTCTACCTGTTTAACTTGGGCCTCTTTTTGTAAGGCTGCTATCTCTGCTTTTTGTTCTTTGGTTACGACCTGGCGTTTTTTATTCTCTGGTTTCCACATAGCCGTGGGTTGGTCAGCTGAGATTCGATAGTCACCCAACCGTCCGAAAGGGACCTGTTGATCTAACCACAGCTGATACCAACCCACCAACTTACGCTGACCACCGACATTGATGTATGCCCGACCTATTGAGCCATCGGTGACCAGGCCCCTCTTGGGTTCTGGTTCCAATCCGTTCTCTGCTAAGAAATTAGCAAATTCGTATTGGTAGTTTGTTGATATAGGTTTTTCAAAATTCTTTTGGTTTGGTCGGGTAATTTTAAGGGACATCAATTTCTCACATTTATTTAGCAGTTGCACTAATTATTTATTTGTATACAATACTACATAAATTTATTTTAATTAGCAAATACTTTAGGAGATTTATATATGAGCTTAACTTTAAAAACTGATGGTGATTTTGAAACTTTAGACAAAGGTCAATACCGAGGAACATGTTATCGCATCGTGGACCTTGGCACAACTGAACAAGAATATGAAGGAGTCAAATCTAAAAAGAAAAGACTTCACATTACTTTTGAAATAACCAACGCGATTGAACCAGCTACCAATGATGCAAGCATGGCAGACGGCAGACCTTTTGCTGTATCGCATACATACACAGCATCTTTGTTTGAGTCAGCAACACTGAGAAAACATTTGGTGTCCTGGCGTGGCAAGAACTTCAGCGAAGAAGAAGAAGCTGGATTTGATGTAACCAAACTATTAGGTTGCACTGCTAATGTAGAAGTGGGCCACACCAAAAATGGTAATGCCAAGATCATTGGTTTATTTAAACCAGACGGTGGAATAGAAAAAATTGCAACCGTTAATGAGCAGGCAATGTTTGACCTGGATGTTTATTGCGATGAATTCAATGGCAAAACAAGTGATAGTACAAAAGCTATGTGCGATGTTTTTGAAAGCTTACCTGTGTGGCAACAAGGCGACATTGAGAAAAGTTTTGAATTAATTGCAGCCAAAGAAAAAGGTGACAGAGAACTTGGCAGCACATCAAGCAGCGCAGAACCAGAACAGGGATTATCAGATTTAGCATCTAACGATGATGATGATGATAAAAACATTGAGGCAAAAATCCCTTTCTAATAATTTTTACACAGAGGGTGGCATCTTTCTCCTTTAGATCTCACACATCACTAAGTTGTTACCCTCACCTTTTAGGACATACACATGAACAACCCAGATCCAGTCAACTCACCGATTCATTATAACCAGGGCGGAATAGAGTGCATCGATGCTATCAAATCATCTATGGACACTACTGCATTTCGTGGTTATCTCAAAGGCAACATAGAAAAGTACATGTGGCGTTATGAATACAAAAAAGGTTTGCAAGATCTTTTAAAAGCACAGTGGTACTTAAATCGTTTGATTGATGAGATATCTGCAACACCTCACGAAGAGAATGTTATGGAAGAACAAGCCATCAATGAAACTTTCCAAAAATTAGCAGAAGAAAAACCCAGTCCATTTTGAGTAACGCAATGAAATTTAAAGAAGGTGTATATGACGATTTACCGTTCGAGGTTTACAACGAGATACCGGCCTACCGAGCATCGGATATTAAGCAGGTTGATAAATGTGTTTATACCTGGAAGAACCAAAAAGGTTTTACCGACTCTCCAGCTTTATTAGAAGGCAGAGTGCAGCACACAGTATTCCTAGAGCTGGATAAATTTGACGATGAGTTTGTTATACAACCAAACATAGACCGCAGAACAAAAGCTGGTAAAGAGGCCTACGAGGACTTCATTGGCAGTATTGTTGACAGAACACCCATCAGTCAAGACTTGTATGAAACTTGCATGGACCGCAGGAAAACAGTGCAGGATCTTATTCCCAACGGTGCAAACGATAGAACAGAGCTAACTGTTTGCTATATGTTGCATGGCCATCCTTTTAAATCTAGGTTTGATTGGTACGATGGTAAACATGTTTGGGATCTTAAAACATGCCGGGACGCATCACCCAGAGGATTTAAACAAGCGATCAATAATTTTAAATACCACATGCAAGCTGCGCTTTATGTTGATGCTTGCAAGGCCGTAGGATTGCCTGTAGACGGTTTTTCTTTCTTAGCACAGGAAAAGGCTCACCCATATCCTTATGTTATTTATACGATGTCTGACGAAGCTTTGGAGTATGGCCGCGCTAAGAATGAGCAGGCCTTAAATATATTGTTAGAGTCAGAAAAAAATGATAGTTACAAACCCTACAACCTGGAGGGGATCCAGACTGTAGAGCTGCACGATTTATATTAAAGAGTTGATTACGCTTCCTCCTTGTAAACAGTTAAAGTGCCAGGATCTTGCCAGTCAACTTCGTAACCATTGTCTTTGCAGACTTTGACAACCTCTGGGTTAATCCAGGGATCTTGGTCGTAGATGTCAAACTCCGGGCAATCATCTGGGTAGTAGATCCCAGCATCCTTGCCATCCTCGCAGCTTATCTTGATACCCTCTCCAGGGTGTTTGAAAGCTGTGAACCCAGCTTTGTTGATTTCTTCAATTATATTAACAGTCATATTTTCTCCTTTTTTATTTTTGACTTCATTTCCCACATACCTATTATGCACAATTATGCACAAATGTACAACTATTTACATAGTTTATTTGAAGTTTTTTTAGGTCAAGGATTCGTATAGATCTATGGTTCTTTGCTTGTCGCACAACCAAAAGACTAAAAGATATCTGTCGCCAGATGCTACAGGCAAACCTTTATGCAGATTGATAAAGCTTGGAAACATAAGTGCATGGCCCACAGGCAGCGGATTGATTTCGCCATAATTATGAAAAGCGGTCCCGCCTCCTTCGTAGCTACCCGTATTTAACGGCACGACCACACTAATATCAGAACTATCATCGTGGTGCCAGGCCCCTTGTTTTTTATCTATAAGATTGTAATTGGCTATTTGTATGGTTGTAGGATCTGCACAGTTTCTTTGCCACAAAGCATTGAAGATCGGATTTAAAACTGTCTGAACCACAAACCACATGTTGCGATAAAGTTCCGGGCATTGTTCTTTTAATACAATCTCTGGTATTTGTCGCAGCTTATCTTCGTCTGCATTGCCCTCAAAACTTATTTCTTTTTTCATCATCTCTATCTCTTTGACCAGGAGCTTACAAAAATGTCTGCGAAACAAAGGTACTTTATAGATCTCTGGGTAAATCTTTTTCACAACTTTATGCACAGGAGTCTTTGGCATATCCACCAGACCATTGTTGGTCCTGTATTCTGCAATCAACGGCAAAGTTTCCTGCACAGCATTGTATGTGGGTTGGTTAATCATCCAGTGCGACTGCATGCTAAGTAGGTAATTTTTTAATTGATACATGGCCTGTAGTTTATCATATATTTTTAAATACTTATCTGTACATTTCTATAAATGTGTGTAAAATGTTTGCCATGGATCAAGATAATAAAATTAGAAAAAGTTTAGCAGTCGATTTAAAGACATATCAGTTGTTGTCAGAAATTTGTGCATCCGAAAGAAGATCTAAAATTGAACAACTAAAAGTTTTAATTGAAAGAGAACATGCCGAAATCAGTAAGCCTAGTCTTGCTGAAGCGTAATGTTTTTAAAATCAATTATGTCTGATAAGAAAGATTTGCCGCAAGCCTATAAACCAGTGTTAGAAGCACCTGAAGTTATAGAGCTGTTCAGCCGTTTAACTTTGCATCAACAAACCGCACTACTTAGGCTGATGTCTAGGAACCTGGAGGTAGAAATAAATGGAGAAACTCTTATGGGTTACGAAATGAATTTTGATGTGGTTGGCGCAATGATTAAGGCCACTGAATCTTTAGACTAAACTCTAGCCTTTCTGGCTGTTCTTGTTCTTGGAAAAGAACGATTCGTACTCCTGCTCACAACCCTTAGATTACTAGGATCATTATTTAAAGGATTGCCGTCTACATGGTGAACATCTCTGTTATCACCAGCTTTTATTCTGCCACCGGCTTTAAGCGTTGCGTTGGCCTTGTTTCTTGAAGCTCTTTTCTTCTTTTGTTCAGGACGGCTATGATA